ATACTCCTGGCTGAGAAATTCCCCGTTCTCGTATGCCTCCTGGGAGAGCTCGTTCATCCGCTCCAAGGCGGCATCCCGGTTTTTCTCCGCCGTTTCCAGCTTGATTTGAGCCTGGGTCAGTTTGATGCTGTTCTCGGCGGACTCCGCCATGACCTCCCCATATTGGTCATATAGGGAATTGATGTACTCTTGGTACGCCTGGGCCTCTGCGTCCTTTTTCCAGGCTTCGGTGTGCTGGCGCAGGGCCTCGGTGCCGCCCTCGATGGCGTTGTTCTCAAGGTCAATGTACTCGGCCAGCTCCGGGACTGTCCGGGTGAGCAGGGCCAAGATGTTGTGGTACTCCTGATTCTCGGCGACGTTGCCGCTGGTGGCGGCCTCGATCTCCTCCAGCTTGTCGATGTAGATGCTGGCCACTTCCGCCGTGGCCATGGTCTGGGTGGCCGTCTCCTCATAGGAGGCGCTGGCCTCGTCCATGGCCTCCTGCATATCCCGTGCGGCCTCGGTCAGCTCCTTCACGGAGGGGACGCCGGCATCGGCGGCGGTGGCCAGTGCGGTCACCACCCCCACGACGCCCGCCACAGCCGCAGTCACACCCATGATGATGTTGACGCCGGGCGTGGCCGCCGTGAGAGCGCCCATCAGGGGAATCAGCACCTTGGTGACAGTGGCCACCCCGGTGAGGGCAACCACCCCGGCGCCAACGGCTCCGGCAGCGGCCATGAGCCCCTTGACCAGGGCAGGGTGATCCTGTATAAACTCATTGGCGCCGCCGAGTATGTCGGTGGCGATTTCGGCCAGACCCCGCAGTTCCGGGTTGAACTGCTCTCCAATGGTGACGCGCAGGGCATCCCACGCGCTGTCCATCAGGGTCAGCTGGCCGTTGAGGTTGTCCAGTTTGACATCTGCCATGCGCTGGGCTGCCCCAGTACAGTTGTTGATGCTGTTGGTCAGGGAGGCATAGTCGGCATCGGTAGCGTTCAGGATGGCCAGCAGGCCGTTGTAACCACGCTGGCCGGCGATAGCCTGGGCGTTGGCCACCCGTTCTGCCTCGGTCATCTGCTCGAAGTATCCGCGCAGCTCATCGATGGTGGCACCAAAGTCCTTCATGGTACCATCCGCCTTGACTGCGCAGTACTCATACTCCCCGAAGGCCGCGCCGGTGAGGGTGACGCCCTCCAACAGCCCATTGAAGGTGTTTCGCAGGGCTGTTCCGGCGATGCTGCCCTTGACGCCGCTGTTGGCCATGAGGCCCATGGCCACGGCCACGTCCTCAATGCTGTACCCCAGAGCTCCGGCCACAGACGCGGACATCTTGAACGTCTCGCCCATGATGGCCACGTTGGTGTTGGAGCTGGTGGCCGCTGCAGCCAGAACGTCGGAGAAGTGGGCCGTATCCTTTGCCGTCAGGCCAAAGGCGCTGAGGCTGTCGGTCACGATGTCCGACACCATAGCCAGGTCTTCCCCGGAGGCCGCCGCCAGCTGGAGGACGCCGTCCATGCCCTGGAGCATATCGTTTGCGTCCCAGCCAGCCATGGCCATGTAGCCCATGGCGTCGCCGGCCTCCTGGGCGGTGAACTTTGTGGTGGCTCCCAGCTCCTTGGCCTGGGCGGACAGCGCGGCCATCTCTTGGGTGTTGGCCTGCGAAAGGGCCTCCACGTTGGACATAGCCTCCTCAAAATCCCCGGCCAGGCCCACGCACTCCAGGTAGGCGTCCGCAATCTCCTTCAGCGCCGTAGCGATGCCGGCGGCGGCGATGGCATTCTGGATCGTCCCGAATGCCTGAGCGGACTTCTCGCCAAAGCTAACGGCACCGTTGGCGGCATCATCCTGGGCGGTTTCCAGCTCCCTGATCTTGGCGGTCAGCTCGGCACCCTTCTGGGCCAGGTTGCCTGTATCCACCCCGGCGGCCTTCAGCCGCTCGCCTGTGGTACCCAGTTTTTGGTTCTGCCGCTCCAAGGCCACCTCGGTGTTCTTGATCCGCTCCTCCAGCTTGACCTTTTCCCGCTCCAGACCAGCTGTGGAGCCCTCAGTTTCCTTGATCTCCTTCTGGAGGAGGTCGTGCTGTTTCTGCAGGCTCTCCAGTTTGGAGCGGGTGGCCTCGATTGCGCTCTGCTGTTTCTGGTAGGATGCGATGTCGCCCTGCACCCGGTGGAGGCCCTGGATTTCCTTCCCCAGCCGGGTAAATTCCGCCTGAGCCTTAGAGAAGGTACCACTGAACCCGCCGTTCATCCGGGCGTTCAGGGCAAAGAGCATCTCAAATTCCTTTTTACCGGCCACTGGATGCCTCCTTCTTCTCCTCGGCTACAATGACGTTGTTGGTCTTGATCCACTGGCCCAGCCTCCACAGCGGGAGGGAGAGCCAATACGGAACAGGTGTGTTATTGTTCCGGGCCAGGATCATGCATTGTTTCTGGAGCCATAACCCGCCATCGCCGGTTACGACCCCGAGCGCAGTAAAAAACGCCGGGCGCTGAAGTAGATTTTGTGGTAGTCCCGCAGGGACAGCGCCTTCAGGAAGTCAGCGTCCACGATGCGGATGCCGTTGTCATCCCGGTTGACGCAGGCCCGAACAGCCATGCCCGCCAGATAGGGGCCGGTAAAGGCGGGGATCGTCAGCGTCTGGCCGTGACGGAGCATATCGCCCTCGATAACCTCATGGTCCTCACCCGTCAGCGCACCCCAGTTGAAGGTCAGCTCCGTGACGGTGCGGCCCTGAAACTCAAAAGGTTTCTCGAAGATGTGTGTGTAAGCCGTGATATCCGGCCCGGTCTGCGCCTCGGCCTCCAGCTGAACAGCGGCCTCCGCATCGGCGGCGAAATCGGTTTTTTTCTCGGTGCTCATGGTGGATGCTCCTTTCTGAAATAGACAGGCTCCGGACAGCTATGCCGTCCGGAGCCTGTTCGTTATTATTTGCCCAGCGCCTTTCGCACCTCGGCCATGTAGTCCACGCCGAGGATGACGCAGCGCATATTGCGCTTGTCGACCTCCCACAGCTGCTCGCCGTTCTTGTAGGCGGCGAAGTAGTACACCACATACTCGCCGGAGGTGTCGGCGGACGCCATGGGCGCCACGGTGCCAGGGGTGGTGGTCTTGGGCCGCACGATCATCACGTACTTGTCCGCCCAGAGGCCCACATCGGCCTGCTCGACGTCCCAATATTCCTCAGCCACCCGCATATCCAGCTGGTGCTTTTTGGGGGACATCAGCTTGACCGCGTCCCCGTGGGGCGTGAGCCAGGTGATGGTGGTGGTCATGTTGCTGACCATGCCGTACAGCGGGACCTCCATCTCGCCCATCATTCCGGCGCCGGAGATGTTGACGCAGGGGAAAGCGATGGCCGGGAGCTGCACCTTGGCCACGCCTAGCAGATTGATGCTGTCCTCGTAGATCTCCAGGTTGATATAGGCCGCAGGCTGTTTGTTGCTCATAGTTTACCTCCTTCGGATTGGCCTGCCCCGCCCTGGCAAATTCCCAGACGTTTGGGATTTTGCCAAGTGGGGCGGGCCGGATTTTTATGCGGTCAGGTTGAGGGCGCTGGTCAGATAGTCCACATCGAACTCCAGCGTGAAGTGGATCTCCTGCGCCGGAACAGGCGGGGTGATGTAGATGTGGAACGAGATGATACCGGCCAGCAGGCTGGTCACCGGGTTTTCCGAAGCTTTCAGCTCCACCCTGGCCCCCAGCAGGTACTCCTGGCTCACCAGGCCGTTGAGCCAGATGTTGCAGGTATCCTGGATGTTGTCCAGGAGCCGCAGGTTCATGGGCTTGTCCAGCTTGCTCCAGAACGTGCGAATCAGGGTGTTGGCCACGAAGTCGAACATCCGGGATACGGGGATGAACTGATCCTTCACATCGGTATTGCCGGGATAGCAGGCGGTGTAGTTGTTTCGCGCCGTCCAGCCCATGGACATGAAGTTCAGAGCCGTCACGATGCCGTAGCCGGCGATGATGTTGGTCTGCTCGAAGGTCAGGCTGATCTCCGTACCGTCCTCCAGGCAGCACCCGTCCATCTTGATGTTTTTGTTGGACGGGGATTCGTAGGGCACACCGCCGTTGGCGGTGTCCACCTGGGCCATCAGGCCCGCCAGCTGTGTGGAGGTGTGGAACTTGTAATCCCCCAGCTTGACCATCGGCCAGCAGAGGATCTGGTTCTCGTCCACCACATTGTTCTTGTTCTTCCAGGGCAGCAGCTCGGAATACTTGCGAACACCGCTCTCTCCGGTATCCACATCAACCAGGGCTTTCGCCCGGAACAGGCCGTTGATGCCCTCCGACTTGGTGGCCATAACGGCGGCCACCACGCTGTCGTGAGACCAGCCGGGAGCGCAGATCAGGTCGGGGATCAGGCCCACCGTGTTCATGCAGTCGTCAATGACGCCCAGGCCCTCCACGATGTCGGTCTTCGCCACCGTTTCGGGTTTGACGATTCCGTACTTGATGTACAGTTCGGTGGCGTCATAGCTTTCGCCGCCGTCCAAGAGCTCCACCAGACAGGTGTCCGTGTCCTCGTCGTAGAGGATGCTGTAGTCAGTGTCCAGCTCCAGCACGGTTCCGAAGTCGGCGTCCGCGCTGACCTGGATGGTGGAGGCGATGGCATCAAAGGGAATCGACGCCTGGTGCTCCACCACGGGGACAGCCGTCTGGCCATCGCCGGCCTCGCTGTCTTTCATGCTGGCCCGACTGGAGTCCAGCACATTGCAGAACACCACCGGCTGGCAGCCGTACAGCTGGAAATGGGAGTACATGAACTCGCACAGGGGGTACTTCTTCCAGTCGTAGGAAAAACCCAGCTGGGCCACCGCCTCGTCCCAGTTGGTAGCCAGCACCGGCACATTGGCCTTCGCCGGGTCGCTGGCGGAGTGGGCAGGCGCCGCACCCACCACGAAGGGGATGCTCACGTCAGCGAGGACAGGCGTACTCACGGCTGTCGCTTTTTCATAGACATGAACTCCCAAATTGAGTCCCATAGAAATTCCTCCTTTTTCGATTTGCAAAACAAAACGACACCGCCAGTCATGGCGATGCCGTTCCGATTTGTCGTTTTACTTTGTGGGGCTTTCAACAGGCGTTTCAAGTGCCTTTTCAACACTCCACCCGGCTTTTAGCCGCATTGCAAGTGTGCCCCGGTTGATGTGAAACTGTTCGGCCCATTCTATTGCCGTTTTCGTCTGCCCCTTGTAGGTGATTAGGTGATTGCTCCTGCGGTTTCGGCTTTGCTGTTTCTTGTCGGCCCAGCGGCAGTTAGACGGCTCATAGTTGCCATTGCTGTCAATCCTGTCGAGGGACAAGCCGTCTTTGTATCCGCTGGCAAGTGCCCATTTCTGGAAGGCGGTGAAATCTTGCCATTCCGCGCATACGCTGATACCCCGCCCCCCATAGTCTGAATAGCTCTTGTGGGAAGGGTTTTCACAGCGCTCCCGCATACCGCGCCAAGTATTATAGAGCTTTGTGTGTCTGGCTCCGTGGATGGTGTTTCGAGCGGTGGTTCTCTCGCTCACCTTCTCGCGTGATAAACAGCCGCAAGACCTTGTAAGTCCCCGCCGGAGGCTGATACTAAGAACGTCCGCCTCCTTTCCGCAATCACATAGACACCGCCATATGACTTGGCCGTTTTTGCTTGTCCCTGCCCGTTCAATGACTACCAACCGACCAAACCGCTGACCCATAAGGTCGATGGGTTTACCTGCCACGCCTGAACTCCTCCTTTGCGGCGCGGTAGCATATGGCCTGCCCGTAGTAGAAAGACAGGATGAGCGCATCCGATACGCCTACTGAATCGGAAAAGTCCATCATGGCCCGAAGGTCTTTGACACTGGCATTTCTGTACTCCAAAATTCTTTTGGGAATACGGGTGCGCTCAATGTACCGCTTGATTTTCTGGATGTCGGCTTCACCGGGAAGATTTTTCTTGCCCTCCACCATATGTAATTCCTCCTTGAAATCACCCAAGGAGACTGGTATAATAGATTTACCAGACCTCTGGGTGTGGGATAATAACGGAATCGCTCAACTTTCGACGGGAGGGCGTTTCCGTTATTTCTTTTTATCCGCCTCAATCCCTATGTGCAGAAGTTCTCGACAGGTTTTGCCCGACAATTCACAGTAGTCCATAATTTCCTTTTTTTCCGTTGGCGTAACTCGGATATGAACTCCCATGCTTCGCACTTCTTCTTTCGGCTTGGGCGGCCTTCCCGTTCTGGGAGACACTAAACGATCACCTCACTTTCCGTTACACGAAAATTATAATTAACGTTACACGAAAAGTCAAGGGGTTTCAGAAATTTTTTCTTACGCTTTCCCCAGGATGCGCTGGTAGTTCTTGTACAGCGCATTGCCGGGTTTCTTCACCTTCAGCCGGGCCTCCGGGAGTTTGTCCCCGGAGACGATGAGGGTCTTGATCAGGGGGTACTTCTTGATCGCCTCGTCCCACTTGGCCAGGGCCTTCTTCCGCGTCCCCCGGCAGATATCGCCGTGCTGGATGAGGCCCGTGATGCCGGGGCCGATGTAACAGTAGAAGCTATCTGCGGCGGACTTCTCCGCCTTGGGCTCCGGGGTATCCGCCGCCCCGGAAGTCGGGTTGATTTTTTCCATGGGGTACCTTCCTTTCAACAATGGGGAGATGCCATGTGGTGATCATCTCTCCCAGATAAAATGGTGAAACTGCGGTCTGATTCGGGTTTCCGGGGTACACCAGCGTTTCCACGCCGGCATCCAAGTCCAGCTTGAACTGCCCCCCGATGACCACTTCCTCCAAAAGGGCGATGCGCGTCCGCTCCATCAGGGTCAGCAGCGCCAGCTTGCCCTTCTGCTCATCCGGGTCAT